ATGATCTCGTCTTTCATAAGTTCCAAAGTTCAATAGGGAGATACTTGCGGCAAATGTCGGCTGTGGCTTTCTGGTTTTTAACCCGAGCATAAGCAGCAGCAGCATCATCAGCAGCAGCAGCATAAGCAGCAGCAGCAGCAGCAGCAGCAGCAGCAGCAGCAGCATCAGCAGCAGCAGCAGCATCAGCAGCATCAGCAGCAGCAGCAGCAGCAGCAGCAGCATAAGCAGCAGCAGCATCAGCATCAGCAGCAGCAGCAGCAGCAGCAGCATAAGCAGCATTTAATTCTTCGCGCGTTGCTTCGCCATCTGCAAATTTTATTGCAACTTCACAGGCATTTATTGAACGTTGATCTTCCATAAAATGGCGAACAGTTAGAGCACAATGAGCTTTAGCTCGGGTCAATAACTTTAGGTTATTTTCCGTATTTTCGGATGTCTTTCTCCATAGAAATAATAACCAATCACCCCTATGGCATGTTTCAAAAATTTCAGGCCATGATTTATCTTTGGCCCATTTTCTCGCATCTTCGCAAGCCCTAAGCTCGATTAGTTTTTCGTTCATTGAAGTCATAGTTTCCATTTTTGAGGGTTTTAAAGTCCTATAATGTTTAAGTTCAAATCCTGATTTTTTTGGACGTAATCCGAAGCAATTTAATGCTAAAAATTATTGAGCCAATTATAGCCCCTAGTGCAAGTACCAAAATTGATATGTCAAAAATCATAAAATCTAAATTACCAGTTGAAGTTTCAAATCCTTCCGAGATAAAAAGCCACGATTAAAACGCAATTCGATGCTATCTAATAAATCCCTGCGCAGGTCACCTAATTTCTCATCCTTGAGCAAAGAGCAATCAACGGTGAATTCAATTCCGTCAGCTTCATAGTGCAAATGACATTCTAACTCTGTGCCATCCTCTCTGTAAAATACCGCAGGTAATAGCCCCCGATCTTCGAAAAGATTCTCTGGCATATCTCTAAAGAGTGCAGGGTTGCGTTCGTAGCGGTTATCTAGGGGGTTCATAAATTCTTTGTATTAAACCATTTAATAAACTCAACGACCGCTTTGTAGATTGCTGAAATTTTAGAATCCTCGGTTATATTTGTAAGACATTTTCCAAAATAATAAATCTCACAAGCGACTGGATATATTGCTATTTGAATACCCTTTTCTTTTTCAATTTTTTCCACTACTGGTATGAGCCAATCCCAAGAAGAATCGTATTTTAGTGGCCCTTCTTTTAATATTTGTCCTTCAATAAGTCCTTCTCTATTCACATAAACTTGATCACCGTAATCATCAACAGGAATTGGATGATAGCTATAATAGGTCACTTTTTCATAAATACCCCCGCAATCTGATCTGTCCTCATCAACTTCTTTGGAATATTTCATCCCCATAAATTCTGCGATTAGCCAGTTATCGGTTTTCATTCTTCTATTGGGTTAACGGTCAAACTTTATTGTTCTTGTAAGTAGAGTTCATGCATTAGTAAAACTATGGTCTGGCGAAGGGGATTGAATTTATATTGAATATCATCAAGCGTAAAGAAATTATTCCAACCAGTAAACGCCCAATATCCACAACGATCAGCATGGAATAATTTTAATAAACGGTCATTATTAAAATTATGACAAAGCCCATCTTTTGGCATCCTGCCAGTTTTCATGCATTCTTTATAGAACTCAAGATATTTTGATGATTTGCGCCTTTTCATTTTTGTTTATGGTTAAGAGTTAAACTATAATGTATGATAAAGTCGGCTCATCCAATCATATTCAGAGCTATCCAATAATTGATATGATAAATCTTCATAAGCATTGATGATTCTCGATTTGTCCATTGGTAAAATGAAACGTAATTCATTAAAGCAACGCACCTTTATTTCATCGGCCTTATACTCCACCCCGTTGAATTTTATTATTTGATGCACTTCAGAATAACCCGGAGTAGTGATAATATGTACCCAAAATTGATTCCAAGTATCAAATTTTAATGGTAGTAATTCCATAGTCGTTTTTGTTTATTAGTCACTGATAACGTTTATCGGTAAATTGGTTTTTTCTCTTTCGGATGATGTTTGTAGTAATCTCTAAACTTGCCGCGCCCCTTAGCTATCATATCTCTTGTGTTGTCTTTGGCGGTTCCTAAAAATAAATGATCAGGATTAACACATTTTCTATTGTCACATTTGTGGCATACCTGCATTTCACGATTCTTTATTTCGCCATTAACTAACATATAAGCGACTCTATGAGCATTAGTTACCTTACCATTGAATCCACAAACTCCATAACCATATCTACTTATACATCCAGTAAAATTCCAACATCCATTTTTTGCCTTTTTTATTTTCTTAAAAAATGTTTGCGCGTTTTGTCTGTGACTCATGGTATCAAAAGTAGTACCCGTAGTAATACTATCCAAACAAATCGAGAAAAATATTTTTTTAATCTTGGGGTTGTTTGGTAATACTAAAAGGTATACTTTAGCGGTATGAATAGCAAACCAATGTCTTTCAAGGCTACTGACGAATTCAGGCAACATCTTGAGAAACAGGCACATAAGAAGGGTTTTAAGAAAACAGGAACCTACATCAAAGCAATCCTAAAGAAATATACGAAGTTCAAAGAAAAAGAATTAGTATGAAAGGACAAGATCATTTTAACGATGCGTTCAATGCAAACGGTCATGGAACCGCATCAGGAGATCAACAATTAGAGCGTTATTGCAGCGTTCAATTAGAAAGAATTTACGGGCTTTTAGTTTAAATTTTATGGACTTAAAGCAGCAGATAGACCAGTTAGATGAGGTAATAAAGAACTTCGATTCTAATATCCAAACAATGAAGCAAAGCCGGAAATTTGCATTTAAAAAGCGAGCGCAATTTTTGAGATTATTATCGGCTGCTGAGGCTTTGGAGGAACAGAAATCAGAAAAGGCTAAAGATATTGGCGTAAAAGCCTAAAGAAGCGGCTCCATTCATTATGGAGGAGGACATGGTATAAAGCTAGTTGAAAGCCATGTATGCGAACAGGATAGAGCTATCGATAACCGCAATCACAAGTCCTGAAGCGGTGGCAGATCGGAAAGACGGTCACTTTTTAAAAGGAGAAACCAGAAAAGAAATGAAGGCTAACGAACTACGAATAGGTAATTTTGTTTCTTTTAAAGAAGGCTTGATAAGAATTGAAGCCGGAATAGACCAATTTGATATTAGTCATTTTTATTGGTGGGAAGAATGTAACTCAGGAGAAGAGATTTGTGATTCAATTCCGTTAACCGAAGAATGGCTATTGAGATTCGGATGGGAAGAACAAACAAAATCTTGGGATAATGCTAGATGGTTTCAATTTCATTCATGCGTTACTTGGACTTTCTGGATGGATACAATGGCTATTTATTCAAGCTGAGATCATTGGATAGCTAAATGCATTTACGTTCATCAGCTTCAGAACTTATATTTCTGCTTAACTGGAAGTGAGTTAGAATTAAAGTATTTGCCTGAAACTACAATAAAATGAAAGCATTCATAGTTTGGTTTGTTTATGGTAGAAGGTGCGCATTAATTGGGTGCGCCCTTCTTTTACTTTCTTGTTCTAGTCATTGTATAGGCTATCAGAACAACCCATTAGCACCGGCTTATTACCCTAAGCGTACTTATATTCACATCGGCCCATTATCAATTTTGGATATTCAAATAGCGAAAAAATGAGAATACCAAGGAAACAAACTTTTGTCATGCTTAATATGGTAAGAGCACAGGCCGCAATGATTCAATCACAGATGGTTAATCCACAAATAAAAGCCCTTCAATTAGATACTTTGGGCATCGACACAATACGTGGGTTGCAAAATATCTACAAAAAACCTACTTTAGCGGTATGATCATCCAATCGATAGGACAAACCATGACGAATCCGGTGCAAGGACGGGTAGATTACAAGGAGGCCAGCGTGAATGCGTTGGCTTCCCGCGTTTTACAAACAGGCGAAAAACAGGATCGAAATGGGCAAAAAGGTAACAGGTGGTGAGAAAACACAATTTCAACCAGGTCAATCAGGTAATCCCAACGGAAGACCTAAAAAACTGCCCTCTTTAGATAAGCTATTGCCTGAAGTCTTGGGTGATGAGGCTGATGATGAATCCCTAATTAAGCAAATCCTTGTGGCTACAGCAAAACGCGCCCTTACCAAAGGTGGAGATAGGGCGGCTGAAATAATCCTTGCACGTGCATTCGGTTCGCCTAAACAAACCATTTCAAGCGATAGTGAATTGACAATTACTGTCAAACACGAATCATAATCCAAATATTATTTCGATGCATGCCACGAAAACAAAAATTTAATTTGGTGTGAATCTTGAAATAACCCTCAAAAAGCCACACCCCGCCCAAAAACGAATATTATCGGAAGCTAAACGGTTTAATCATCTTAGATGCGGGCGGAGGATGGGTAAAACATCACTAATTGAAGAACTTTGTATGCCAGCTATTGAAGGATGGCCGGTGGGCGTTTGGTTTCCCACCTACAAAGATTTATCCGAGGTTTGGAAGGATCTGAAATATACCTATCGAAACATAATCCAAAAGAAAGATGAACAACTGCACCAAATTCAGCTTTATGGCAAGGGAATTATCGATTTTTGGTCGTTGGATAATCCAGATTCCGGTCAGGGACGGAAATACAAACGAGCTATCATTGATGAAGCTGCCAAAACAAATAACCTTTACGAAGGATGGGAGAACACTATCCGACCGACCCTTACCGACTACCAAGGAGATGCCTTCATACTTTCGCGTCCAAAAGGCAAAAACAATGATTTTCATAGGCTTGAATTAAAGCACCGGAAGTTTGAAAATTGGGCCTTCTTTCATTTCACTACCTACGATAACCCATATATCGCCAAAGAAGAAATAGAGGAAGCAAAGCACCAATTAGATGATCTTACCTTTCGCCAGGAATACATGGCTGAATATGTAGACGCCAACGATAAACCATATCTCTATTCATTCGATCAGGGCAAGCACATTTGCACTAACTATATCCCTAATATTCACCTTCCCATTTTAGGCAGTTTTGATTTTAATAAGGAGCCAATGACCTTTTTACTTGGTCAAAAGCCAGATTATAAGTCATTAAGAATATTTGATGAAATCCGGCTGAATAATGGATCCACTCCCGAAATTTGCGATCTGATTTTAGCTAAATACCCTCAGTTTCTTTTTAAGACTGACATTACAGGGGATGCCACAGGCCGTAACCGGACGGCAATGGTGCGCGGGAATATCAATCATTACCAGATCATTAAGGATAAACTTCAGCTTCAGGAAAAGAATCTATTAGTGCCTACTCAGAATCAGAGCCATATAAACAGCCGTATTCTTTGTAACTCAGTCCTTCAGAATGCCGATATTAAAATAACCGAGAACTGTGAGGAAACGATTAAGGATTGTATTTATGCTGCGGTTGATGAATTTGGAGATTTGATTAAGACCCAAGCCGAAGGCCGTCACTTCTTTGATAACTTTCGGTATTTAACCGAAGCCGCATTCCCTGATTTTATTTCGAAACCGCATAAATATGTCGAATAAATTTTTTAAGTTCGCGTAACAATTCTATGCAAGTCTTCATTTGTACCGAATGTAAAGCACCAATTTTCAGATTGGATGAAAGATTTCAAGAAAATCCATTCTGTCCAATTAAACTACAAATCGAAGCAGCCTTTAAGCAACATCAAAGAGAAACTTATCAAGCTAATCCTCACAGTGATTGCGCAAAAAATTATTATATGAATAATTGGAATTCCTTAATCCCAGAATTATGAAACCAAAATTAGGAACGGGCGCAAGATTTGCTAAACTCGAAAGCAAACTAGCCGCCAAAGGAGCTACAAATCCAGGCGCACTTGCGGCCTACATTGGTCGTAAGAAATTCGGGATTAAGAAGTTCGCTAAACTTTCACATCACACGAAACATATTCACGGGAAATAAGATGCCATTCAAGTCTAAAGCCCAAGCTCGTTATCTATTCGCCACCAATTCTAAAGTAGCAAAAGAGTTTGCGTCAAAGACAAAGAGTATTAAGAAATTACCTAACCATATTAAACAAATCCACAAAAAGAAATGACGGTTAATATTATAGCCTGTGGTGATTCCGCATCTAAGTGGGATGGCTCAGGAGATTCGATAGGAGTGAATGATGCCGCTAAGTGGGGGCATCAGATTCAAAGATTAGTTCTACTGAATGATCCTATTGAATTTGAATCTGAGCATAATCGCATTGATACTATACGCAAGACCAAAGCTGAATTAGTTTATACCTGTTACCGCGAATGGCAGAAACCGCAATACTCGATCAACAATGTAGTTTTCTTTAATTACAATGTTTGGCAAGGCAAACTTCTAATTAAAGGCAATGGCTATCAGACTTCTAAAACCTCTCCTTTCGCAGCTATTTCTATAGCCTATAATCTTGGTTATGATGAAATTGTTTTGTGGGGAGTGGATTTTAAGAATCACAAAGTATGGCATGCTGGAAACCACAATTTCCATCAGGAGATTAAGAACTACCAACAGATTTCAGAACAACTAAAGGCTCGCGGAGTTACGGTTTATTCGAGCGAACCAAGTATATTGAAATTGCCTGTTTATGAATATTCACAAGAAAAATATTCACTAAAAATCAATGACTGAATACTGCGCCATAATTCCTGATCGGGGAGACCGACCAGAATTTACCGAACATTGCCTCTATCAACTATCTAAGATCGATTGGATAACGTCACTTCATATCAACTATAGCCCTGACACGCAAGGATTTGATTTGGTTGAGCGTATCAAATGGGGCGTTCAATCTGCAAAGCTACAGGGATTTAAAAAGGCTTTCATTGTCGAGAATGATGATTGGTATTCACCTGATTATTTCCAACCATTTGATGAGGATTTTGTAGGCTATCAGGATACCATTTACTACCACATCAAATCAAAGACATGGGAGCAAACCTTTCACGTTAACCATTCGAGCCTATTCACCACAGCTTTTAAACTAAGTGCTTTAGATGATTTCCGTTGGCCGCGACCAGACACAGTTTTCCTAGACATAGAACTATGGAAACACGCCAAGAAGAAAGGTTGGAAACTGAAGAAAGGAAATCCGTGTATCGGTATTAAACACGGCATCGGCCTTTGCGGTGGGATGGGACACAGACAAACATTCCCTTATAAGGATTACGAAATGAAATGGCTTGCTGATAAAGTGGATGAAAAGAGTTTAGGGCTTTACAAACGATTAGGACAAACTTTTAAGGTTGAAGAATTGGTAAGAAAATGAAGCATTTTGAATTAGAAATATCCCCCTGGCATTGTTGCAATAGTTATCTAAAATTTGATGGATATATTAGGGCAAACATTTGGCTTTTACCAAAAATCAAATTAGAATATCGAAGGTTGATAAAAAAAACAGACAAAGAAGTAAGCGGTTACTATTTTGAAATCGAAATAACATGGTTATGTTTTTTATCAACAGAAATTTCATTAAGACTTGCTAAATGATTTGCGGTAAAGAAATATATCCTTCTCAGAGAGGCGCAATAGAAGCCATTAAATGCATGTTGGGCGATGCTGACGGACGAAGCAATAAACAACCTTCAAGGGCTTATTTCTGTGAGCCTTGCAATGGCTGGCATGTTCATACCGAGAATTACAGGAAGGGTAAAAAGAACAAACAACGCTACAAGAAAGAAACCGACTCTAAGCCCGAAAGCATGAAGGTAAACGATCGGAAGTTTAGAGAACTTATCATCCATGATCCACGAAAATTCAAAGTGAAATGAGTAACCAGATTATAAACTTCGGAGTTACTTGTGACTTCTTGGGGCGATTGGGTAATAATTTATTCCAGGCGGCTGCTGTAGTGGGATACGCTGAGAAACACGGAGTAGATTATGCCCTGCCTCTAGGTTACCATCATCAGAACATTTACAGATTCTTTCCTAAATTTAAATACCAATATATGCGAAGTCGCGGAGGCGGTCGTAATGGAAAGGAATTAAGTGTTTTTGGAAATGAGAAATATGAGGAACAAGAATGTAAGTATTTTGAAATTTCTGCTAACCCCGCTGGGGTTCATCTTCGCGGTTTCTTCCAGACAGAACGTTATTTCGAGCATTGCAGAGATAAGATATTGGATCTTCTCAATTTCAATTATACTCCGATACCTTATGTATCAATCCATGTTAGGCGTACTGACTATCTAGAGCATCCGGCCAATTTCCCGACTGTGACCGAAAGCTATCTTAACACCGCTATGGATCATTTTAAAGACAAAACATTTTTAGTATTCAGCGATGACATTCCTTGGTGTAAAGAAACGTTTCCAATTACTTTCTCAGGACGCAAATTTGAATTTGTGGGGAATGATAAAGTTGAATTTAGCGGTAACGGAAACGAATTTAATGAGCTATCTTTGATGGCTAGTTGTGAGCATAATATAATTGCAAATTCATCCTTTAGCTGGTGGGCGGGTTGGGCAAATCGGAATCCAGACAAAATAGTAATAAGTCCCAGTAAGGAAACATGGTTTGGAATAAACGCACAACAGCTTGAAACAAAATATCTCATTCCTGAAAGATGGATTCAAATACACACACGATGAATGACATTAAAGAAATTTGGCTACCAGTAAATGGATGGGAAACATTGTATGAAGTTTCTAATTTTGGACAAGTTAGAAGCATAACAAAAATGCGGAAACATTGGCGTGGCCATGATAATAATAGATTATGCGCGAATGTTCATAGATTGGTTTGTCAGGCATTCATTCCTAATCATCAGAATTTATCAGTTATTAATCATAAAGATTGTAATCCATTAAATAATAATTTAGAAAATCTTGAATGGTGTACAATAAGCCATAACACAAAACACGCTTGGGATAACGGAGCGTTTATTCGCAGTAAATTATTTAAACATAATAGATGATGATGCCGCAATCCATTTCATTATGCTTTACTTCATATAATCGCGCAGAGCTTTTATTTCAAGCCTTCGAACAGATACTAAACGATGATCGAATTTCGGAAATCGTTATAAGCGATGACAATTCGCGGCCTGATGTTCTAGAAAAAATCTACTTCCATTTCAAGGATGTTTCTAAGGTTAAGATATTTAAGAATGATAGAACACACGACTGCTATTTCAATAAGAAACTAGCTATTGAACGCGCTACAAACGAATGGGTTTGCATCCTCGACTCTGATAATATTTTCGGAATGGATTATCTTAATCGAATTGAGAACATCATCAGGGGCGGGTTAAATCCTAAAACAATCTATCAGCCCGACTTCGCCAAGCCTCATTTCAATTTCACCCATCTCTCAGGGCAATTATTGAACAAAGGAAATATAGCGCAGCACATGCACAATCGTAGTACTGACACGATGCTAAACGCTATGAACTATTTTGTTAACCGCGATGAATATTTAAGAGTGTTCGATGCAAATACGAATCCAGTAACGAGCGATTCTATTTACCAAAACTATCGATGGCTTGAGGCTGGAAATTATATCTATGTCGTACCTTCGTTTGAATATTTACATACTGTTGATAATCATGGTAATGAGGAAAAAGGACATTATTCTCAAAACAATAATCGTACACCTCGTGGATTCCATGAATCAATAATTTCGAAATTAAAACAAATGAGATAATGCATCATAATGCGACACATGGAGAGGGCACCAAGCGAAATCTAACCCCAGAATATAAAACTTGGTGTGATATAAAATATCGATGTAAGAACCCAAACTATCCAGAATTTCATTTATATGGAGGACGGGGAATAAAAATGTGTAAAAGATGGGATGATAATTATATTAATTTTCTTGAGGATATGGGTAGAAAGCCCACGTTAAAACATTCCATCGATAGGATTAACTCTAATGGTGATTATGAACCTGGGAATTGTCGATGGGCTACAGCATTGGAACAAAGTCATAACAGAAGATCAAATCGGTGGATAGAATTTGGTGGGCAAAAAATGATTTTAAAACAATGGGCTGATTATTTGAATACCACTTCTGTTAATTTATCAACAATGATGAAATCAAAACCATTTGATAAAGTTGTTGACTATTATCAAAATCATAGACGTAAATCACCATCAAGATGAAGACTGCATGGATCGGAGGGGGCCTCGGATTTATTGGACACCATTTAGCTAGAAGGCTTAAACAAGAAGGCTACTGGGTGCGTGTTGTTGATATTAAGCCTTACGAATATGGTTCGACTGATTTTGCTGATGATGTCGTGATTGGAGATTTGCGCGATCCTAAAATAGTTCAATCAACATTACTACTTTGTGACGGTCAATCATGGTCATACTACGAAAAACCGTTCGCTCAATACTCTAATTTCGATTTTGTTGCTAATCTGGCTTGTCAAATGGGCGGGGCTCAGTATGTTTTCACTGGAGAGAATGATGCTAATATCATGCACGACTCTGCTTTGATAAACTTAAATGTTTGCAATGTTTTACGAGAACAAGAATTTAAAGGAGTTGTTTTTTATAGCTCATCAGCTTGCATCTATCCAGAACATATCCAAGCTGAAACGGATAATAAGGGATTGAAAGAAAAAGACGCGATTCCAGCTGCGCCAGACTCTTGCTATGGTTGGGAGAAACTATTCAGCGAACGTCTTTACCTAGCCTATGCACGAAACTATGGATTGAATGTGAGGGTCGCTCGCTTTCATAACATATACGGCCCTGAAGGAACGTACAAAGGAGGTAGGGAGAAGGCTCCAGCAGCTATGTGTCGCAAGGTGATTGAATGTAAAGATCCAATTAGCATTTCATCAATACACGATGAAGCATTTCCTAAAATAGAGGTCTTTGGCGATGGCCAACAAACGCGTTCTTTTCTTTACATAGATGATTGCATTGATGCCGTTCGATTACTTATGGAATCGGATTTTAAAGAACCAATTAATATCGGCAGCGAAGAAATGGTAAGCATAAACCAACTTGCACAAATGGCGATTGATATTTCAGGTAAACAAATAGCGATTAAAAATATTCCTTCGAATGCTTTGGGTGTGAGGGGCCGAAACAGCGATAATACTTTGATCGAAAAGACGCTCGGATGGAAACCAAAATATAGTTTGAAAGAAGGATTGACGCGCACATATTCATGGATCAACCAACAAATCAATGGGCTTCACACTAAATAACATCTACACTGGAATGAGCATACCGCGCGACTTTGTTTTGCGTATTCAGGACATTGCTAATATTCCATACTTTATCGAGACGGGAACGGCAGGAGGTGAATCGGTCGCTTGGGCTAAAGATTATTTTACAGAATGTTGGACTATAGAGGCCGATCAAACCAGGGAGATAAACAAACTTGAAGGAATTAATTATCATGCAGGGAATACAGTCGAAGTTTTGCCAGACATTCTTTTGAATGAGAAACTGAAGAATAAAGAAACACCTATTTTCTTCTGGCTTGATGCCCATTGGTGTGAACCTTATCCTAATAACACCGGACGCAAAGAATGTTATCTCATCGAAGAAATTGAAGCAATCAGAGACAGGCCTAATTCAGTCGTTATGGTTGACGATGCGCGTTTGTTCGCTGGCCCACCGCCTTACCCTAATGACCCCCGCGATTGGCCACGCCTAGATGCTATTTTCTTCAAGCTACGCGAATGCTTTCCTTATCATACGATTACTATAGTGGATGACTTCATAATCGCTGTGCCGCAAAGTTTAGTACCTGTGGTAGATCAGGAGTGGGTCGACAACTACAAGAAACGTTATCGGGGCGAAGATCAGCTTCTTTGGGAGTCGGTGAATATTACTTACAATGCTTTCATTAAATACGTTGAATCAAGATCATGAATTGGATTGAGAGACTTTATGAGATAAAAGGAAAGGATTTATATTCCCAGAATGGCGAGGGGCTTATTTTAGAATACATAATTTCAAAACTTAAAATCAAAAAAGGGACATTAGATATAATTGATATTGGAGGTGGCGACGGATTTTATCTGAGCAACACGAGGCATTTAGCCCAAATTTTGGAATTAAAAACTCTAATAATAGATAAAGAAAATGGTCATTTCATAACGGCTGAAAACATACTTCGCTATTTTGGTGAACTAAAGAACAATTTAGTTATTAGTATAGATATTGATGGTAATGATTATTGGGTATTGCAAACAATTTTAAGATCATGCAAACCAGAAATTATTTGCGCTGAGTTCAATCCCACCTTTGGAGATTCACGAACCATTAAATACAATCCTGATCATGTTTGGGATGGAACCGATTACTATGGATTCTCTTTTCATGCGGGGGTGAAATTAGCTGAAGCAAATGGCTACAAAGTTATTTTCCAAATCGCGGATATGAATATGATAATGGTTAGAGAGGACTTAATTAAAGTTCCAATCCCGCCCGTTACGTTCAAGTTAAACAATTTCTTTAAACAGAGTGAACGCCCAGAATCAGATTGGGTATTTGTATGAAAGCACAAAAATTCAAACCTCCTAAGTCATCAGAATGGCCAAAGGACAAAATCAAAGAAGATGTGAAAGAATTAAGGACTCACATGGATAATATTATAATTGAAAAACTAGCTAATAAATTAGGCGCAAAGAAATGAAATGAACATACTTCAGGAATCGTATATAGCCTATATTAATCTCGATTCGCGCCCTGACCGTGATGAACACATGCAAAAGGAATTGGAGCGAATGGGAATAAAGGCTAAGAGACGTAAGGCGTTTTTACCAGATCAATTTACAAGCCCGAAATATGAAGTGATGAGAAGGCGCACACCAGGTGCCATTGGCTGTCATTTGTCACAACGCGCTCTCATGGTTCAGGCTAACTTCATGGATAAACATGCGATGATTTTAGAGGACGACCTTGTTTTTTGTGATGATTTCAAAGAGCGATTAATAATCATTGAAGATTATTTAGCTCATAATGATTGGGATATTTTCTGGTTTGGCGGGACTTATCACAAAGAGCCAACATGGCACAAAAGCCCACATCCTCAAGATATGAAGCACTGTCATTGCAACTTAAATCGAGATTATGAAGAAACAGGAAACCCCCGAATCGTCCGAACCTATGGCGCATTCTCTACTCATTGCTATCTTATTAATCGCGATAGCGTTGCTAAAGTTATTGGGCTCTTAGATGAGAACGTGCATCTATCGCAAGGCATAGACCATAACTTTATCTTTCTTCAACCAAATCTAAAAACATTCGCCTTTGTGCCCGGGTGCGTTAAACAGATTGATAACCAGAGCAATATCGGTAATGGCATGACTTACTTCAGTGGTTTTTCAAAATTAGGCGATCATTGGTTTCAAAATAAAATGTGATATGAAAACTATTCAAAACAAATTCAAATGCTATTCAGGACTTTGGAATAAAATGACTGAAGCACAAAAGAAAACTTACAATTCTATTCGCGCTCATAAGGTTGGATTTGTGGCGCATCCGAAAATGAATATCCCAAAAGAGCAATTCGAAACATTGTCTCATAATTTTGCATGGTTGGCCTCACAAGAAATTAAATACTAAAATTATGAGGTCATTAAATTTCACAAACGCCAATATAAAAATTGGGGGTAAGCAAAATGATCCAAAATTGAATTGATATGTTAATCCCATTCTCACAACTATTCCCACGCCATCAGATTAGATCTAAAGGCGTTTTACATATCGGTGCAAGCGAAGGTCAAGAAGCCCCAGAGTATGCCCGACAAGGAATACAAGAAATGCTTTTCATAGAGGCCATTCCTTCGGTCTATAACACACTAAAAGAGAAGATAGCTCAATACCCCAGAGCTATAGCAGTAAACGCTTGTATCGGTGATGAGGACGGGAAAGAAGTACAATTTCATATCGCTAACAATGGAGGGCAGAGTAGCTCCTATCTTGAGTTTGGAACACATAAGGAACAACACCCTACTGTGGAGTTTGTGGAAACAGTAACGATGTTCACCAAGCGGATAGACACAATCTATAACGAACTTTTAATTCCGAAAGATAAATACGATTTTCTAAACATCGACTTGCAGGGCTGTGAGATGTTCGCGCTTCGCGGAATGGGTGATTTGCTTTGGAATTTCCAATGGGCTTATCTTGAAATAAATACAGCAGAAGTTTATAAGGGATGTGCGCAAGTTGGTGAAGTGGATGCCTTTATGGCCAAGTTTGGATTTAGGAGATTCGACACTAAGATGATAGGAAATTGGGGAGACGCTTGTTATTGTAGAAAATGATAGAAGTTCATCCAGACTTTAGACCACCAATCAAAGAGGAATATCCTTTAGGGAATAAACCTATCTTCGAAGAATGGTTCTTTGAAACTTTTGACCAATCAATAAAAACAGAGCGCGAATATCTTCCTGTTTGGTGGACTTCATTTTACGTGAATAACCGCTATGGTAAAAACATTCAGGCCATTAACATGCTTCAGCGAATGATTGATGGATTGGACAAGAAAAAGAAGTATTACACTATCCTCCAATATGATGATGGCATTCTGAATAATATTTCAGGATTAGATATTAAGATTTTCGGCTCAGGGGGGGGGCGAATAGATTACCCCTTACCGCTTCTTTGTAAACCCCATGCTCACTTCTCTAATTATGATAGGACTTTCTTCGCTAACTTCATGGGTGTTCCAAATCACTCCATTAGAAAGCGAATGAAGGAGACTTTGAAGATGCCCAAATACTTTATTCGAGATAAAGAGTTTAGTATTGACGACTATTGCCGGATAATGGCGCAATCTACTTTTACTCTTTGCCCTCGCGGTTACGGAGCTACCTCTTTTCGAATCATGGAAGCCTTACAGCAAGGATCTATTCCAGTTTATATCAGTGATCGATTTATCATCCCACATAATCGAGACTTTCAGGATTATGGGGTTTTGATTGGCTCAAATGACGTTGATCGAATAGATGAAATACTTTCGGCCATTACTCAGGAAGAGATTCAGCGAAAGAGAGAGTTAGGGAAATTGGCTTATGATACTACTTTCAATTGGGATGAGAATAGAAGACTAATTTATGAGAATGCGTATTAGGATATTATGCCTTTTTAGTATCTTTCAGTTATGGAAACATGGAAAAATATACCCAATGCCGAAAATTATATGGTTAGCAATTTAGGCAGAATAAAATCACTTGATAGATTTGTTCCTCCGGGCAGAGGCGGAAAAACAAAAAGACATAGAAAGGGACAATTAATAAGATATTCAATTGATGGTAGTGGATACGCGCAATGTAGATTAGGATTTTATCACATTGAGGGGTTGAGTAGAAAAGTGCATAGATTAGTTTTATTGGCATTCATTGGTGAATCTGATTTAGATGTGAATCATAAGGATGGCAATAAGCTCAATAATGCTTTAGATAATTTGGAATATGTAACTAAATCAGAAAATCATATTCATTGCAGAACAATTCTAAAAAAATTATCAGGAGATAATCATTGGAATTGTAGATTTAAAAAAATAGAAAGAGACAAAGTAAAATCGGATTGGATAACAGGTAAATTCACAATTAATAAGCTAAGCGTTAAATATGGTTGCAGATGGGAAACTATAAATCGAATATTGAATAATGAAAATTAGTTGTAATCTGATGGCGTACAACGAATCTGACATTATTGCTTTCACGATTAAGCACTATCAAAAATTCTGTGATCGGATAACGCTTTGGGATAATCATTCAACTGATAATACACCAGCAATAGCTTTATCGATGGGTTGCGAAGTTCATAAATTCGGTATCGATGGTCAATTACATGATGGGCTTTATCTCACTCTAAAAAACAATTGCTGGAAGACACAGGATGCTGATTTAATTATCATGTGTGATGCTGATGAGATACTCATTGCGCCTCCCAATGAAATCGGTAACTTTACGATATGGCCGATGGAGGGCTTTAATATGTTCTCAGAAACGTTACCTGAAGAAGATTGGAATGAAATAAACATGGGTATTCCAGATGGTAACTATGCCAAGCATTTAATTTTCTCCCCACGAATAAAGGATATTAATTTTCTTCCAGGTTGTCATCAGGCGCGGCCACGTTTTCCGATTTGGGGTAGAGAGACTTTGAGAGTTTGCCACTATAAACACGTTGGCGGAGTGCATAGAGTTTTAGATAAGAATCACATTTACGAAAATAGGAAGTCTAAATATAATCGCGATCATCAGTTTGGTATTCAATATGGGTTTCCAGATCAACAAGTTATAGATTATTACAATAGTTCACTTAAAAACTCGAAAGCATTATGGTAACATTCTTACTTCATATTATACTTACCTCAATTTGCATTTGGGGGGTTCATGGATTCTTTCAACTAACTGGGTTAGCAGATGGATTGGATTGGTTGCCTTCATGGATTCGAAAGCCATTGTTTGACTGCCCGCCCTGTATGGGATCTGTCTATGGAACATTTTCATTTTTCATTATCGGAAATTACAATCTCGATTTTACAGTTTCGCTTTGGGTTGCCTTTTGTTTTTGTGTCTGTGGTTTGAATTACATCATTAAAGAAGCACTTTATGTTTGATTTCCTGAAACGAAAGCCAAAAATTAATAACGAGTTTCATAACATATACCATCCGGTATTTTCCGATCAGATAGAGCCAGCCTTCAAATCTAAAGGAGGGATTCAATATTACCGTTTCGCCAAAGAGATAACAATGCCTTATGGCCGCTATCAAATGGTGCAGACTTATTTTTTAGAATACGAACTTAGGCTTGATCATAAACTTTTCAAACAATATATCGCAGCGATAAAAGGCTTTCTGGATGGCAGCGCGGGACAAGTGAACATAGGAAAGGCATTTGAGACTATTTCCAAAATGGAGGCGCGCGCAGAGCTTGCTTTTACTCCTGATCAGGCATATAATCTTGCTTCGATTATTTATTTTGATGAGACAGAAAATCTTTACAAATATGATTTAGCACACAACAGAACCAAAATTGCGCGTTGGAAGGAGGACAACGACATCGATTTTTTTTACATGAAGCCGCTGGACGACTTACTAGGCTTGAAAAATTTCTCGCAACAAGATTTAGCCGATTATATCAGAACAGCGGATCAAATCCTAACAGACCTGATCTCAGACACCCCTTGAGCATAATGCAGGACTTTGCGGATGAATCGAGGGAACAGATAAAAAAAATAGCTAAATTAGACCCCGAAAAGGAAGAATATTTTAAAAGGATGGGAGTAGAAGACTTCATGTTTCACTTACTGATACTAAGTGAAAGCAAAGAGGAATAGATGGGCCAGAAAACAATCAACATTGTTTATAATGTTGATACCCAACAAATAGTTGCTGCTAAGGCTCCAGTAGATGCCGCAAAGCAAGCCACAGATCAATTAAATCAATCTACTCAAAGATTAGCAACTCAAGGCGGGGCTGCAATAAAAGACTATGCAGTAACCATTACCGCACTCAAAGACAAAATACAGATTCAGAAAGACCTTATCGAAGATACCGCCAGATCTGACGTTAAGTTAATGTCCGATAGGATAGCCAAATACAAAGAGCTTCAAGCAGAATTAGACAAGTATAACCAAAGTCTTCAATCTTCAAACAAGCAGATTCAAGATACTGGTGTTTCTTTTATTTCGCTTGGTAACACAATACGGACAGTAATAACTGCTGGGCTTATTAAAGAAACAATTTCAGCCACTTTAGAAATTGCTAAATTGGCCGGACAAGTCGATGGCGTTAAACGGGCTTTCGATAAACTCCCAAACTCTGTTTTATTAATGGCTGAGTTAAAAGAAAAAACTCATGGGACTTTAGATGAACTTACTTTAATGCAAAAGGCTGTACAAGCCCAAAATTTCAAAATACCGTTAGAGCAATTAGGTAATCTATTGGAGTTCGCAGCGGTCAAAGCCCAGCAAACCGGTTTAGATATTAATTATTTGACAGATTCACTTATCACTGGCTTAGGGCGTGGATCACTTAAAATTCTTGATAATCTTCAATTCTCAATAACTGAATTAAAGGAAAAGACTAAAGAGCTTGGATCTCAACAAGCGGCTGTTTTTTTCTTAGTGAATGAGCAGATGCAGAAAATGGGAGGATATATTGAGAACAGTGCTACGGGAGTTAAGCAATTAGAAGCAAATTGGAAAGAATTAGGGCAAACTATAGCCACCTCAGGCACGAATGAAACTGGATTTTTTGTCTCATTATTTAATGAAGCAGTAAAGGGGGCAAAAGATTTTGTTAAGACCCTCGACATAATGCAAAAAACAGGAATGGGATTTAATGAAGCATTATCTGCAATAAATAGACAAGAATTTATAAATCAACAGGCGACTAAAAATGCACTCGATTTTAAAAAAGCACATGAAGGAAATGCAGAGGCTATTGATAAAGAAATAAAAAGACTTGATGAATTAAATACTAAAGAAAGACTTTCAATAATACAGGCACAATCAGAAGGTAAAACAGGTGAGTCCGGTCAAATGGAAGGCATGGAGAGAGGTATAGATATACGTAAACAGACAATTCAATTACTTAAAGATTATAAAAATCAACTTGAGCTTAATAAAATTGCAGAGATTGGAATAATTGAAGGGATTGATAAGCAGATACAACAACTGAACGAAGATTTGATTAAGGCAAAATCATTTGATGCGATTGAATCTATTAAAGCACAATTGAATAGCCTTGATATTTATAAAAAATCTTTATTGTCAGGTCATTCAACACCAGAAACAGAAGATCAGCGCGCAGAACGAGAACAAAAAGTATTGGATCAGATTGCTTCGGAAGATCAAAAAGCCGATGATGAAGGAACTAAGCGAGAAAAAGAATATGGCGATAAATTAAATAAAGAAGCTGAAAAATATCTTGATGATTATTTAGCTCTAAAAGCAGGGAAGAAAAAGGAAGAAATGCAAGAATGGACTCAGGCATATAAACAAGAAGAAAAAGACGAACAAGACCATCAACAAAGAATGAATAGACTCTTGCATTTTGCCGGCCAACAAATATTTACGAATGCAAGACAGATAGCCAATGAATTAGTGCAAATGGAGGTTAGCAAATATGACGATAGAATTCAAGCCCTTCAAGATTATTACTCGAATCAAGAAACACTTGCTGGCACTAACCAAAAACAAGTGGACAGATTACGCAAGGAAGAGGCAGTAAAACAAAAGAAATTAGAACAAGAACGAAAGCAAGCGCAAAAGAAGGCAAATATTCAACGGATAGAGATAGACACTGCCGCTAATGTTATTCGCTCTATCATGGAAAATGGCGGTATCCCATACGGATTACCAGAGGGCGCAGTGGCCGCAGCGATGGGATTAGCGCAGATAGCCCTAGTTAATAGCTACGCTAAAGGGGTGATTGATTTAAAGGGGCCAGGGACAACTACTAGCGATTCCATCCCCTCTATGCTATCACGCGGCGAAAGTGTCATGACGGCAGAGGAAACACGTAATAGTGGCAATATTTTACGAAACATAAGGGCCAAGAAATTAAATGATCAAGTTTTAGATAAGTTGACCATAACAGCGGATGGCATAATTGTAAAATCCGATAATTCGGATGTTGTTAACGCTATTGATCGCAATAAATCCCCTGATTATGCGCGTCAATTCTCAGTACTTTATGAGACCAAGGAAACAAGAAAAGGATTGAAGAGGATCATTCGCTCTAAATCATTTAATGATTGACACCAAAATTTCTTTTTACACTTGGGGGTGATTTGGGATCACAAATAATATCTGAACCGGAAGGTTGGGCTAAAATAATTTTTAACCTTGAACGGGATTTAACTTATTGGTCACTTATAGAAAATTTTGAAGTACCTCTTATTTTCTATGGCAAAGCCGAAGGCAAAGATGGGGGATACACTTATTTATCTAATGCAAAAAATAATGGCATTGATACAGTTGTCACTATTGACATTCAAATATCCTTTGATGAAGGAAGTACTTACGAGACTTGTTTTGATGGCCGCATAGATTTAAGTACGGCAAAAGAAACAGTTTATCGAGGCAAAATAGAGGCGGCCATAGTCAGGAATGACTTATGGGCGGTCTTTATGGCTAAAAAGAGTACTCCAATTGATTTGCTTTCAGCAACCGATATTTATGGGAATGCCAGATTAGGCATTCCGTACCAAGAATTAAATCTACCGAGTCAGAAAATAATTCAAAAGTATCAGGGTGATATGTCGGTTGGAGGTAGTCTCGTTCAAATAGGCGATACTGAAAGTGTAAATAATTATTATGGTCAGATTGATTTTGATGAAGAAATATTAAGTGAAGTAAAAGAAAAATTTACCCTTCCAATTGGTGTTAATATTTCTAAGCCGGCCAGTTTATTCACCCTTGATTTTGATGGAACATATTACATAGATTGTAGAATTGAGGTTAGTCTATTTGTCACTGATTTCCAGGATGTGTCATGTGATGTTGAGTCGAACTCTCCAGTTTACTGGGGATGTTTTGGAGCGTCATCTACTTATGGAATTGATATTGATTATTTCATTTCCATTAATGGAGTTGAATATGCTTTTGATAAATCAAACGATCTTTTAGGAGCCAGTGTTGATATTATGTCAACGGTATTTCAATTTGATCAATCATTCACTTTATCGAAAGGAGATGAAATTTTCATTTACGCCAAATTCACAGGTAATCTATTTATAAGTGGCAGCCCTGTTAAAAAACCAGTATGGGTATATTATGGTAAAAATGGAACTCAAAATGAGGTTTTGCTTCCAGTTATTCTAACTCTCTCAGGAGGTATTTGTTATGCAGATTATAATGAAGGATGGCAAACATACCACTTTGATTTCCCTTCACCCCCATCTGCCAATCCAAACCCAAGTTATTTAAATATCATCGCCAATACTACGATGATTCCTACCCAAGCCAATACGGTATTATTACATGATGCCGGACTTTCTATCTGCGATCGAATTCTAGGTAAAAATGATTCTTTCTATAGTGAGTTTTTAGGAGGGTCTAATACTGCTATTCACTATGCAGCAAATGGATGTGGTTATTTAAATGCGCTTACACGAGGACTTAATTTAAGGGGGTATACTTTTTCTGAGAAACCATTTACGCTTTCTTTTGATGATTGGTGGGCTGGGGCTAATCCAGTTTTTAATCTAGGGTTAGGATATGAAGAACTTTCTACTAATAGTCCTGGATCTAAGGTTATAAGAGTCGAAAACAAAAGTGCATTTTTTAATACTACACCATCTGTTTATTTTACCGCTATAAATGACATTCAAATTGAATTTGATCCCAACCTTTTCACTAAAACTATAGAGATAGGATTTGAACAATGGGCAGCAGAAAGCGCAAGTGGTATAGATGATCCCCAGACAAAACATATTTACAATTTACGCTTTCAACTTTTTGGTAAGGATGAAAAACAACTTTCAAAATTTGTTGCCGCCTCTCTAGCTATTGAACAGGGTCGAAGATTAACTAAAATACAAAGCAATGACTGGCGTTTGGATGAGAATGTTTTTTTAATCGCATTACAAGAACAAGATACTCCGATTTATCCGCAGACAAGTCCACCAACGAATACAGAACAGCCAGAAGTATTTGGATCAGGAATAAGTAATCTGAACAATCCAGAGACGAGATATAATGTTCGTCATACGCCAGCGCGTATTTTAGAAAGATGGATTAATTTCTATTCTGGCCAGATGCAAAGTTATTTAACAGATTTCTTTAAGTATGCTTCGGGTGAAGGTAACGTTTTGATGAGTTGGACTGGTGATGCCTGTGATACCGGAACATTAACAGAAAATCAAAATCAATCAGTATCTTCTAATTATTTATTTCTACCTATAGTTTATTCCTTCACGCACCCTTTAACTTGGGATGAATATACAACCATCCGAGACAATAGAAAAAATGCAATCTCTATTTCATGGATTTTAGCAGGAGTGACTTATAGTAAGATAGCTTTCATTAAAAAATTAGGCTATGATATTAATAAATCAAAGGGTACTTTTGAAGTATGGATAAGAAGTTAATTTTTTTGCTTATTTTCGCATTCATAAAGGATTGTAATCCATCTATATATGGTAATCAGTGAGCTTATCCATCTCTAGCGCAAATCCTATACAATTCTGGCTTACTGGAGAAGAATCCTTTAATAATAAGGAAGAATGTAGTATTTATCCTGTTTGTTTTTGTCAACCTTCTGATCCTTCCGACCCAATTAGATTGGAAATTACCGATCCATTAGATGGGCAAAACAATCTAGCGGTTTACTCGAACGATAATCAAATACTTAAATATTCATCATTTAAGCAAATTGGGACAACGCATAATCAGTATACTTATCTTAGCGATCTTTTAGATGCCGAGAATAAAAAAGTAATACTTAAGATTTTTAAAAATATTTCTTCTTCACCTAAGATACTTCCTTTAACTTCATGGACAAATGGTAGCTGTTATGGTGATCCTTATACATCAGTAATAGGTAATGAATTTATATTAAATTCTTCATCGCCACCAAATTTATCAGGTTCTGCGTATCAATTATTAACACCTAATATTTCTAGCGGAAATACTATCATATTTAATTTAGTTATAACGACTACTAATGTCATTAACAATTTTGTTGTCCGTTTTTATGATAACAATGATCCATGCGCCGGTAGTTCTGTAGGATTTCAACAATTTACTAATTTGCCCAGCGGGACATATACTAAAACGATAAACATCCATTTATCTGGTATCGCTAAATCAATGGATATCACAGCTGTTTCAACTATTTCTCCGGCTAATATCACCATAACAGTACCAGTTAATCAATTACTACTAATAGCTGATACTGATATTCTAGCTGCCTCCGATTGTATAGATATAGTGGAAGATGAATGCACCAAATTAATTACCTATTCTAACTCTTCCGATTTTGCAGGACTTACTTTCGAGGGTTGTGATGGGCCAATAGATTTCCAAAATGACACATTTATTACTTCCTTAAGTCCATGGCTACAAAATAGTCTTGGTAATGATGTGGCATCATGGGTGTGGCAATCGAATGGGTCGATACTTGCTGATGGTTCATCTCCCACAAAATTAGCGTCCAAACTTATTTACCAACAATCAAATTGCCAAGGATGGCCAATAGGTGTTTATTCAATACGAGTCAATGGAAATAATCAATCTTCGGCATCACCTCCGTTTGGAATAGAATGTATTTTTCTAGGCAGCAATGACGGATTTACTACTTATGATCTTATAGGAGGGGGATTAACTAATGAAATAACGGCTACTGGAGTTTTTTCAAAAACTTATACTATTACTACTCTTACTAATTATGATGCTATCGGTTTTTATATGGCATTCGACAATTCATCTAGCCCAAATTACTTTAAGGTTTACCTTAATTCAATAACTATTTTATCTGGCCCAGATCCGTCAGTTACATATAATCTAAGAATTCCGGCAGTTTTTTTTGATGAACAATTCCCCCAGGAACAGGAAGACTTAGAGCTTTCGGATGATACTATTATAACTCTTTGGAGCAAAATAGAAGGTAAAAAATTATTAGATATTGGATTTATGCCATTCTATATGCACAAAAAATTACAGATGGTTTTGATGATGGATACTGTTAGTATTGATGGTATAGAATATCGCATGCGTGATCCATATCAAATTACTTCTCCTGCCAGTAAACGGTCTGCTATAAGACGCGCATCTATTTTACTTTCAGAGAAAGACTTTATTAACAGGAACTTACTATAAAGGACAAAGGAATGGTTCAAAAAATTAAAAATTAAAAAACGATGGCAGATGTATTTTGCTATGATAACAATACCCCTGACTACGTCGCTAAAGATTGCGGCATGGAAAGGGCTGGTATTATAGGCATAGCGTTATTCGACAAGAGCCAGAATCCAACTACTGCCCAGTTAGTAGATGTTCCGGCACAAACCTATTGGTTAAGCACACAAAGCACTTCACCAAGGTATGTTCATATCATTAAAAGCACACGCGGAGATTATACCGGAGGTGCGCCAGTGGAAGAGGATGGTTTCGGTATAGAGGATAAACAAACCGTTGATGCCGAACATACCTGTAATATTGAGGTAGAAGGCTTGCTTGATAATTGGGCCTTCTGGGAGACAGTTAATCGCAGAAAATGGAAAGTGGCACTTATAACAAATGCTAACTTCCTTTTGTGGATTAATAAGCCAGTTAATGTATATGCCAAGATTAATAATCCTAAGAGCATTAAAGCTAATGCTTTTTGGATGGTTCAATTAAAATGGGCAGATATTAGCAATCCTCAAGTTTTGGATGGTAGTAATTTAACTTCACTATTCGTTTCAGGAACATTTAGCTAATGGTATACGGGTCGCCTGATTTTAAGATACGGCTGCTTGGAATGCTATTGAATAGCGGTGAGTACTATCAATCTGAACAAAAAACAGATAAGGAACCATCCATTTATAGCGATCCATATAAGCATTTTGCCTATCGTATTGCATGCAGTCATGCGGATGATATGGCCGTGCATTTATATGGCGATCTACCTTACAAGATTCTAAACCGAGTCCGGCCACGCGAAGACCCAGAGACAAAAGCATATCGTCTTCAGTCTTATGAGACAATAACTAAATCCACAGCCGATAAGGCTCTTAGTATCGTCGCTAAGATTTTCAATCCTTCGCTTTATTCTATACGATTCGAAGAGAACAATGAGAAGGCAGATATGCTTGAGGATTACGCAATGGAAGATTATCCTTATTGTGGATCGGTGATTAATTATGTCCATGAAGTCGGACTTAGAAAGATGATCGCAGATCCGAACGGTGTTTTTGTGGTCAAGCCTTCAGTATACCCGACCGATCAGAGTACTAGGATAGAGCCAATCATTAAAATCTTCGGTTCAAAAAATGTATGGTTCAAAGACAAAGATTCATATCTCATTTTCCTGCGCTGCCAGAATGTTAAAAACACGCTTATTTTTTATTTCGAATGGTATGATAAGGAACAGATTATAGAATTTTTCGCCTATGTGACCAATCCCGAAACGTTAGTAATCCAAGAAACTTTAAGCTACAAAACTGGCTTTCTTCCTGTCTGGGAACTTAAAGGAAATACTGAGGTACAGGATGATGGAACCGAGCTGCATAAATCTTTCTTTGAGCCAGCTATAAGTTTTTGGAATAAAGCAATTAATCACGAATCTGATCTTGATGGGGCATATATAAATCACATGCACCCCATCCGTACTGAGCTTACGACTGAGTGTGATTTTGTAATGGATAGGCAGCGATGTAAGGGAGGGTTTATTATCAATCCTGATACTGGATCTCAAATTTCGTGTCCGATGTGTAACGGATCTGGTTATAAATCTGTAAAAAGCCCTTATGGGGTTTATCGGATTGACCCATCAACTATGACTAATCCAAATGGCAGCACAAGCGGAGGACTAAAACCAGTTGAGTATATCACTGTTCCAGTGGAACCCACTAAGATGTTAGAACAGCGTATTGAAAGCCTTCTCGAAAAGGGTCTTTATGCGTTAAATATGGATGTAGTTAACAAGATAGGAGAGAATCAATCCGGTAAGGCGAAAGTTATTGACCGAGGGGAGCTTTACGACTTCCTTTATAAAATCGCTTCAGTAGTTTTTGAAACTCATTTAACTAATATCTTTCATTATTTTAATCTTTATATGTTCGGAGTGGAGGCACTTAATCCAGGTCAGGGAGATATTAACACAAACGAGCCAGAGATTGCTAAACCCACGATGTTCGACATTACTACAGCGGTGGAGATGATTCAGGAGTATAAGAATTCTAAGGAGGCAGGAATCAATCCTACCTATCTTAAGGTTAAACAAATTCAAATTAACTCTAAGGAGTTTGCAAGTGATGCTGATTTGAAAGACTATTTGAATCTTGTTCTTGAATGTGACCCGCTTCCACAGATTTCCGAAGATCAGATTATCGCTAACGCTTTAGAGGGATGGTACAGAAAATATGATCCTATCATCCATGCCAATATCGAAAGTTTTGTTAAACGTGCAGTCGTGGAAAATCCTACCTCAGGCAAAGATGAGCAGGGTGGATTTGCGAATATGGAGGATAAAGAACGTTATGATATTCTAGTGAAATACGCTAAAGAAGTAGAGGACGATAATAAGCAGACCATTCAAGCCCCACAGCAATTTGATGCTAACGGTAAACCAATTACGCCTACAATTGATCCAAATAATCCACAAGGAACACAACAAGCAGAAGTTAAAATTCTTGATAATGCTATTGCTACTCACGCGGCTCGCGGGGCTGTATCTGGTAAATGAATTTAGGTGAGAAAATAGAATCCATAATAGAAGCGGCTGACAATAAATTCCTTGCAGCCGCTCGAGTTACTCAACAAGACCTTTATGAAAACTTAGTTAATCTATTTAAAAAGTTAGAGGTTGACTCGAATGGATATATTTTTAACAATGCCGCGAATAGAAAATTACTTACCCAATCATCACAGGTCTTTAACCAGACGATAAATAATTCCGGTTATAACGAAGCAGTAAATGAATTCGTTGGAACATTCTCGCAAATCGATTTAGCCAATCAGGATTATTTTTCAACCATATCGGATTTATTCAAACCGAACCGAGTATTTATTACCTCACTTCAAAATCAAACAATCAAATCTTTAGAGAGTGCTATCTTAAACGAAGGATTGGCCGCGAATATTAAGGCTCCTTTGATCAATATTATTTCACAGAACATAAACTCAGGGGGTAGCTATTCGGGATTCTTAGAACAACTACGATCGAATATTATAGGGATGAAAAACGAAGGCAAACTACTTCGCTATTCGAGGGGGATTCTTAATGATGCTTTGTTTAATTATTCACGGGCTTATCAGCAATCGGTTACTGAAGATTTAGGGCTAGAGTTTTATCTTTACTCAGGTGGAGTTACGAAAGATTCACGCGAATTCTGTGTTGAACATTCAGACCAATTCTACCATCAAAAAGAAGTCGAGGCATGGGCTGACGAAACTTGGCAAGGACAAATTCCAGGTACCACAGCAAGTTCTGTTTTCATTTATGCTGGAGGCTACTCTTGTAAGCATTCTATCATTCCAGTAGATATTTCAATAGTTCCACAAGAAATTATTCAAAAAAATATTGAATCTGGGAATTATATACCATAATAAACTAATTTGCTATTTTGGTAAACTTTATTAATTTTGGGAAACGATTCCAAATTTAAAATCAAAGGATATGTCAAAACAAATGGATGTTCGCGCAAGGATTAGAAAGACAGGAGAAGAAAGAATTTACCCCGAAAAAGTTTTTGAAGTCAATTGCGATGATCCAGACAACCCACTAGATTTTCTTGAATACGTAGAAATTCCCAGCGATGGCGCACCGGTTACACAACCCGCTGTGCCACAAGTAGCACACCAACAGATTTTAATTGACGAACTGATTAAGACAAGAAACGAAAAACTTGCCTTAGAAAATCAATTGAAGGAATTAAAAGCCGCGATGGCTCCCGAAGAAGAAGGTAAAAAATCAGTAGGTAGACCTAAAAAGGAATTAGCATGAAAACAAAGGATTTTTTCAAACAATTAGCCTTGGCGGCCGGAATCACAAACCCAGATTTAGAACTTTTCCTAGCCGCTTCAGCCATCCCTGAGGACTTACCAGATTCTTTCAATGCCGAAGTACAGAATAAATACCTTACCCGCGAAAGAGCTTTAAACGATGCTAATATCGTGGCAGAACTTCAAAAGAAATCGAATAAGTCAGCTTATGATACTTTCGACAAAAAAACAGAGGATTTCCTTCCTTTCATTTCCGATCAGGAGTTAATCAACAAAATCAAAGCAGAAACTCAATCATTCCAGAAGTGGGATTTGATTAAGGCTGGCTTAAAGTCAACCTTTGATGGTATCGAAGAAAAGACCAAGGGCAAAGTAAATCAGGATGCCAATAAGATTTTGGAGGAAAAATCCAATGAAATAAAGGCTTTAGTTGCCAAGCATGATGCCGAAATGAAGGATCAAAATGCAAAATTGAACGATATTTTCATCACAAGCAAACTCAAAGAAAAGACACTCTCTTATAACTTCGCTGACTCATTCAAACCACTTAAGGAAAGCATTGCTGATTTAGTAGTGGGGAATGTGAAGAAGAGTTATAAAGTAGATTTAGACGAAAAAGGAGCCATCAAGCTACTCCAACAAGCCGGAGAATCATGGGTTGAGGCATTTGAAGGTAATGAGAAACTGACCATTGACAAGTTACTCGAAAAGGAAACCAAGCAGTTTGTGGCTGTATCTAATGCAGCAGATAAAAAGGACACAAAGGATACGTACACACCACAATCAACCGACCCTTCAAAAATGACGCTAGCACAGCGTAGAGAGGCTTTGATGAATGGAGTGTCGACACTTCCTAACTAAAAATCAATGGCAAATTTCAACCTCGACATAGGGGGCGCATGTGAAAAAATCATCGCTCAGGCAAAAGACTATGCAAAAAAGAACTATCCTGGCCCTGGTGGTCTTGAAAAACAAAATGGAACATTAGATTTCCTTACCGATCCTTCAAATGGAGGAATTACCTCAGAATTGATTGGAACCGGAAACGGTAAAATGCGCAAGGCGCGCGTGCTTTATAAGCAACGTACAAAGACATGCGAAATCCTGACAGGAACGGCAGCCCTTAATTCGGCCCTTTGCGATAGTGCAGAGATGAGTGATGTTAAAGAAGTAGTTATAACTGTTAACAAGCGTATTGCAACAACCCCTCGGAAATTCACCAATGAAAGAATGGTAGCTATCTGTCAAGATACCCAGTCTTTCGTGAATGAGTTTTTGATGAGTGATCAACGTGCCGGACGCGAACAGTTAGATGCTCAGTTTTTAGCTCTTTTGGCTGGGAATGTGGGGCAGAATCACCGTCAAGACGGTACAACCGTAGGTGGTGGGGTTTATCAAGATGTTGCTCTTTTGAAATCTGATTCAAATGGTCAAAATATTCCATTGAGTGGTAATTTCAACAATATTAAGATGGACTACCAGAACATGGAATTCTCCGGAAATCCTTATCTGATTGGCCAAGGCAATCTTCAGACTTTCTTCTCACTTGCTAAATGGGCGTGTTGCAATCAAGCAACTCCATACGCTTCAGCTATTGCCGATAGTGGTACAGCTTTCATGTTGGATCAATCTGTAAACTCTACTTTGGCGGCTAACCGCTTCCTGATGGTAGCCCCAGGAATTGAACATGCAATGTTCTTCAATGAGAATACGAATATTAACATCTCGTCTGAGATTATCAAGCACGTAGTAATTCCTGATTCTGTTTACCCTCAGATTAAATGGGATCTTGATTTCAAATGGGATGAGTGTGCAAAAGCATGGATTTATCAACAATCACTTTACTATGGATTGTTCAATGTGATCCAAGCTGATTCATTCTCAACTGATTCCAGTTCACCATCTTCTTGTACTGATGAATTGGCAGGAGTTACTGGCGTTTGGGGATTCAGAGCAACCGCTTCTTAATTTATGGGATGCCTCGATGGCATTGTAAGTCCTGATAAAACAATCTCAAGCAGGGGTGGGCTTTATGCCAACCTCCTGCCTGGGGTTACGCTATCTCTTTTAGATGATCTCACCAAAGATGAGCAAGTTGATTATTTAGAATGCTGGGATGATATTTATTCACGGGCGAAGCTAAACTTCGTTAATGAGATTCAAACTAAGTTGGCCGATCGATTTCATATAGATCAAAAATTGATTTCACGTGAAACATCTCAGTTCACCGACACTACTAATACAGGAAGTAACCCAGGCATTCAGATTTATTTCTATGCCTCTAAGTATTCACGGTTTTATGTTACCTCTATTCAAGTATATTCATTAACTGCGGTTTCGGGAGCGGTCTTTACGTTTTACGATACTGACGTTAATGGTAAAGTACAGGGGACTAAAACAGCCGATCTTTCAATAGGGCTTAATACGATTTACGTAGATCAGGAATTTGAAGTAGCAGATAGGCTTTTTATCGGTTATAATTCAAGTTTGGTGAGTTTGAGGCAAACCGAAAATCGCTATTTTAATAACTACTCTTATTTTGCCTTCAATAAACTAGAATGCTCTTATCCTTGCTTCTTTTCGGGTTACCGTTTCGGGGTTGAGGGTGGAGAGTATTCTTGTTCTGTTTTTCAAATTAATGGAGGTGGTTTAAATGTGGTTTTCAACATTGTTTGCTCTATTGAGAAATTTATTTGCCAGAATATTAATATCTTTAAGGTAGCTTTCTGGTGGAGGATAGGAGTAGAGTTGATGATGGAAAGGATTATGTCAGACCGTTTTAACCGATGGACAACCTTAACCACTGAGAGGGCCAAAGAACTTATGGATATGTATAAGTCAAATTACGATGAACACCTTAAAATGAGTTGTGGCAATCTAAAAATGACTGAAGACAATATTTGTTTTGAGTGTAAGAGTGCAGTATCAGCTAAACCAATGTTACCATGAAAGAACAAAGAGGATGCGACTGCGGCGGCAAAAAAGGCCGTCGCGGTACTAAGAAATGACTTGGGACGATGAGATAAACTCATTGAATAAACTTTTATCTTCGGATAAAGGTATGCGAACGGCATTGACTACCATTTTGGCTTTGCAGAAGAGACGTATTTTCCAGAATGGACAAGCGGCTGACAATTCGAAGATAGGAACTTACGGAACGAACCCAGCTAGTATTTCTAAAAAGCAGCAAGCGCAATCGACAGGGAAGACCTATTTTAAAGGTGGATATGCTGAGTATAAAACATTGATAGGAAAGAATCCTGGATTTGTGATTCTAAGGAATACAGATCAAATGATGATGGACTATAATATGTTCGTCTTAGGGAACAATCAATGGGGACTAGGATTTTCTAATGACCTTAATCACGACAAATCGGAATGGATGGAAGATAAATACAAAAAGGAAATTTTTGACGATTCACAGGAGGAAGACACGGTTATAGAAAATATACTAACGAATTTTCTTGACGGATATTTGTGAAAATATTGATGCATCTATTGTAAACACATTACCATGCCCAGGAATCAAATTCTTCGGACTTGCTGAATTAGCTATAAAATCTAATCAACCTCATCCAGTTACTATAAATGATCGCAAGCAAATAGCAATCAATGATCGTTATGATGGCATAGCATACTATCGTCTCTTAAGTTCTGCCGCCCCACAGCCTGCAGAATGGCAGTGGGGAAATAAATTGAATAATATTTTTAAATCACGGATTAGAAATATTCTCGTTTTTAAAGTCAATAAACTAGCTGAAGAGTTTATCTATGATTATGTGAATGCTATTCCTAATTGGCTAGACCTACAAGGATATAAATTAGTGGATGTTGAAAACAATGTTTCAATCATTGCAGATCAGGAGGCCGTTTACAAAACAGAATTTGGAACTGGTGATTATGAAAAGCATATTTTGACTTGGAATATTTACGCGATTGAATATGATATTGATTTCATAAAATGCTAATATGGCACTGATTAAAGTTTATACCGGAGCGCGTTTGGATCTTGAATTTTACAAGGGATATGCTATTGCTAATTATGAATTCACTGTTTATAATGATGATGACACCGATTATGATTTTACAAATTCAACTGGAGTTTATTTTAAACTTCTGGCTAAGAAAAACGGAACTGTTTTAACAACTATTCAGATGACGTTTGATAATCCAAAGACGAATAATATTTATTTAAGTGATGCGGGAAATTCACCTAGTTTTATTTTAACAACTAGAACGCCACGCATGGCATGGTATGAGGTTTATTCGATTGAGGGGAATAATAAATTACTCTTTGAGGGAGTAGCTGAGTTATGACAAAAGTAACAGTAAACTCGAATAGGAATAGTTGTGTGAGTATTAGAAAAAGCAATCCTAATATTATTGGTGCTGTTATTTTAAAAGGCAATTGGGATCCTAGCGGAGGCACCTTACCAGGAATAGGGAAACAAGGATGGCTTTATAAAGCATCTGCAAATGGGACGGTAGGCGGATTTGATATTAATCAAGGAATGCAGATACTTTTTTTAACAGATGATCCGGGACAAACACTATCGAATTATGACATACGTTAAAATACTTTGCCTTTTGTTGATCAGTTTTTCACTGTCAGCGCAGACAGTGGATCAATACAAAACTACGACTGCGGGAGGATCGGTTAATGCCTATACTATTCCTAATTCAGATTTTGGGGCGTATAGAACAAATGAAAAATGGCTTATTGATTTTACCGGAGTTACTACGAATTCAGGGGCCGCAACATTAAATAGAAATTCTTATGGGGCTATTTCTATTAAGATGCCAGATGGCACCGACCCGACTTCTGGAATATTAAAGGGACGGGTTCAACTTAGCTATAATGGGACTTATTTTTATATCGTTGGTGGGTCTGGGTCTAGTGGATCATCTACATTCACTGGATTAACAGATGGCCCCGGTTCTTTTTCAGGTAAGACATTAAATTTTACACGAGTAAATTCGGGTGAAACAGCTTTAGAATATCGTACTCCTTCTCAGGTATTTTCAGATATTGGATTTCCAACCATAGGATCATCTAATACCATTTTAGGAGTAAATAATACTGGAGATGGATTAGAATATAAAACTGTAAGCAATGGATTAACATCCGCAGGCGGTACTTTAAAATTAGGAGGAACAATTATTCAAGATATTAATCTTGATGGCCATTTTAATTTTGTATATGGTAATACCACTCCGGCAAGTACATTGTCATTTAATGCTGGTGTCTCTACGACAACGTCTAAATCATCTATATTAATGAATTTGAATGGCTTTACAACATTTACAATAAATTCATCAGGACTTAGTACGGCACAGATGGTATCAAATGTTAATGGGGTAAGCCTTAATTCTTATAAATCTACAGGTGCTGCTTCTTTTCAATTTGATATGCTTCAATCGGCTATGAGAATAACTGATTTTAATACATCTAAAACAGGTATTCAATATGCCGCTACTGGATATGTAACCCAATTGCATTCTTTAGTAGATAAAGAATATGCTGATACAAAACAAACTGCTGGTAATTATATCACTGCATTGATTGGAGATGTGACCGCATCGGGGCCTGGGTCTGTCTCTGCGACAGTCACACAAATAAATGGAACTTCTTTAGCTGGTCTTGCTACAGGTATTTTAAAAAATACAACCTCGACAGGGGTTCCATCAATAGCGATTGCAGGGGACTTCCCAACACTTAATCAAAATACTACTGGAAGCGCGGCTACTTTAACAACTACTCGAAACATAGCTCTTACTGGTGATGCTGCTTGGAATGTAAATTTTAATGGCTCTGCTGATGTAACAGCAGCATTAACCCTTGCTACCGTAAATAGTAATGTGGGAACTTTTGGAAGTGCCACTAAAAGCACGACGATTACGGTAAATGGTAAAGGATTAATCACCGCTATTTCAGAACAAACATTAACTCCCGCAGTTGGATCAATTACCGGATTAGCGTCGGGAATAGCAACTTGGTTAGCTACTCCCTCAAGCGCAAATCTTTCATCGGCTATAACTGATGAAACGGGTAGTGGAGCTTTAGTATTTGCCTCAAGCCCCGCCTTTACCGGAACACCAACTTATGGAACCTTAGGATACTCAGATACCGATATTGCATTCTCATTTCAAAAATCAGTCAATTCTTATTTTCAAATTCCTATTCAAAATACAAGTAATGGAGGAACTGCGAGTACTGATATTATAATCTCAAGCGATAATGGAACAGCCACTACGCACTATTTAGACTTAGGAAAAAATTCAAGCGGATTCACTGGTTCGGGCTCTTTGAATCAGCCTGGATATTCTTATCTCACAAGTACAACGGATGATCTTGTTATAGGGACAACGACTGCAAACGCAGTTAGGTTTATTATTAATAGCGGCACGACTGATGTGATGACTATTTCCTCTGGTGGAAACATTTCAATCACACAGCCTTCTCAAAGCAGTGGATGGGCAAGCGCTCTTTCTATAACTCCTGGGACTCAAACAGCATTGACTACTGCTACAGAATTTAAGTCAAATGATTTTAAAGGTGGGACATGGACTTGGGTTGATGGCACTGTAGCCACGCAAAGATTTAATCACTTTGAAGGATGGACTATAAACAGAACAACTACAAGTGCTACTTTTTCAGCAGCTTATAATGTTTTTATTGAAGCCTTAACTCCTGGAACAGGAGTAACTCTTACTAATAGTGGGTATTCTTTAGGATTGGCAGGTAACCTATATTTAGGTGCGGGAACTGTAAATTTTAATACTTCACTAACTTTTGGAGCGACAGCACAAAGTCAGAGTTTTACAATTCAACCCGGAGTAACCCCAGCCAATACAATTGATTTTGAAATGAATGGCAATTATACGGCGGCCGGAACATCCCATAATTTCATAAGTGTCTTATCTAGTCATGGAACTGCATTTGCCTCAGGTACTCAAAGCGTAACGTTGATAAACTCTACTCCTACTTATAATAATTCAGGAGGAACAACAACTATTAGATTATTGGATTATAACCCTACAGAAACAACGATGACGGGAACTACCCATTATTTTATTACCAATAGATCAACAACAGCCTTGAGTGGATTTGGAACTGGTACTCCTACTTCTGCTATGGTTCAAATTAATGCAGCCGGTTCAAATGCTGCATTGAAAACTGTTGGTGTTGGAACTGGGACTAACAAGTCTCTTGACTCATATCAATCTGATGGTACAACAAACATTCTTTTTCTAAAAGATAATGGAGATTTTCAGGTTGGGCTTTCTGGAAGCAAGTGGGGAATGTTTGGCACGGCTGCTGTAGCTAATCAATCGGTGCTTGGAATACTTGTTAATAATGTAACGAGTGGAGGAAGCACATCTACCATTGCGGATTTCTCTAGTCTCACTGTCTATGCCACAGATGCAGCAACGATAAGAAACAATGATTATCAATTAGCTAAGAAGGTGTTAGCCATTGAAACGGCACTTAGAAACTACGGAATACTTAAAGACTAAACTAAAACACAATGAAAAAACAAATTTTAATTTTCGTATTTGGCTTAATCTCCTTCATAGGATATGGACAAGCACTTACCGGTGATCAGGTTGCAGTGATAAAGCAAAACACTGATTATTTGAATCGGGTTAAATCAACCCTTCTTTTAAAAGCAGAATATTGGAAAGAAGCCGCAACTCCGAATAGGTCAGATGTAAATCGTAGAATGCAGAAACGAAAGCAACTTGCAAGAACAATTTTAACGACAAGTTGGATCGATACAAATTATCAACAGGTTGGTGCTTACTGGCTGGCATATTATCAAACTTCAAATCCGGTGCTTGATGGTAATGGTATTCCTACTTATGTGACCATCTTTAATAACTTCGATGCCACGTATGATTCCTTTGCTGGCTATTTGATTGGCGATGAAAATGAAACTGAAATTTATTGGTGATGAGAAAGCTACTCATCATCATTTTCATTTCAATATCAGTTATGTGCTTAGGTCAATCACCAAAGAAAGAATCTAAGGATACACTTTCAACACCGGCCAATGCCATTCAACTAGAAAGGCTCAATGCTATTCAGGAAAAAATCAATTCCTCACAAAAAGAGTTTGCAGACTTACTCGAATTAATCTTCGGAGTTAAAATCGAAGAAGTGGAATGGTGGGGATTCAAACAAGGAAAATTTCAATTCATACTTAAACCAAAAAAGAAATAATAAACCAAAATAATATGGTAGAAAACATGATCAAAGGATGGTTTACCTCATTGCTGGGAGCGGCTTTAATGGTAATGGCTGTTGTGGAGTGGTGGACAACAGAGAATAAACAAATTTATGAATGGGATATTTTAGCTCCCTTCATCGCTGGCTTTGCTCTTCTATATATGAAAGATAAAATCAGTGAATGGATTGGAACTTTCTTTCAGGCATTGGTAGACAAATTTAAAAGCAAATAAAAAATGGAAAATTTACAACCTGGATATTATTGGGTAAAGAGAGGAAACAATTTATTACCTCTTCTGTATAATGGGCAATTCTGGATTCAACATGGAATAGAATTCCCAACCGAACATTTTAAAGTAGTTAGCACAGCCACCGATCCGACTTGTCAAACTGGCTGTGTTTGTACTAAGAATGCGGATGGTTCATGGAGTATCAGTTGTTAGATGAAAAGGCTTTGGATCATATTCCTTTGTTCGCTTGTCTGGGCCGCTTTCAGTAAGGTTCAGTGTGAGCATTGTTTTGAATATCATCTATTTCCTTTTTCTAATTTGACAATGACATGGCCTATTTATCTTTGGAACATCTGTATTAACATCGTTCCGGTTGCTTATTTATGGACTCTTCTTTCTTTGGAGAAAGAGAAACCCAAAGAACTAAGATTGGCCGCGTGGATAATAGCGGGTCACGGTATTGATTTTGTGTTAAGGTGTAACCAGAGTTTTGGACACATAGGAGTTTATGCTATTAGTTACGATACCATTATGTTTCTTTTGTTAGGTTTGGTCGTTTTAAAGGCCATGCTCAATGAATGATTTTGGTTTCGGGCTCATAGTAATTTTATTGGTTCTGATTATCGCTTTCTTGTGGACGTTGATTGTCCATTTAAAGGTGGTTATCAAGATACTTAAGATTGAAGTTAAGAGACTGAAAAAACAAGTTTATGAGCTTATCAATTCTACTGGCCGAGGCGATAACTAAAGATGGGGGAATATCCGCCGATTATGCTTTAGTTGCAGTGGTGGCCCTTGTTGGCGTTTTAATAAGCGTCATTTTCGGATTCATCCTTAGTCAGATCAATTCAATTAAGGATGATGTGAAGGTCATCCGAAATGATTTTCATTCCTTTGTCAATGAACAGAAAGGATTGAATGCTACTTTTCACGAAAGGACAAAAGATTTATGAATTTTATCTTACAACGATATTCCAATGTTGCGGCTAACGGTGGATCTACGCAAGGTATTTTCCTAGAGAAAACATTAGACAATCCATTTATCAGTCATTGCATCGAAGATGAGAAACGAGACGTTAAAGTTTCAGGGGAAACCAGAATACCTGCCGGCTTTTATGAACTGAAAATCTGGAATGATGGACAAAATCCGAATCAATGGGTTTTAGATCACCGAGCTAAGTATAATTTGAATGGCGATAATTGGTTTGAGTTTCCTATTGAAGTAACCAAAGTACCTGGATTTTCTGGGGTTTTAATCCATACCGGAATTGATCAATCCCATACGGATGGTTGTTTGCTTCTCGATGACACAATAGGAAATAATACGGTCGATGCAGCTAATCAGGGCGCGCGCACCCTTCAAGCTGTTAAAAGATTCTATCAAAAAGTCTACCCTTATTTAAAAACAGGTGGTAAAGCATTTATTGAGGTCAGAGACGAAGATTACTTGCTCAAATGATTAAATGGTACCATCTCATATTAACCCTTCTATTTGGAATAGGAATAGGCTACTTCATTTCCAAAGATGCTCAAAGCATCACTATTGACCCGCAAATTTACCGGCTCAAGGCAGAAATAGGATGGCGCGACTTGAAAGAATCCAAGATAAAAGATACCCTCAAATTTGAACGTCAGGAGAAAATGACACTAGCCAAAGAGAATATAGAACTTCGAACTATTGCCGACAAAGCCCTAAGCCGATATAAAGAGGTCGCTAAGGCCATTCCTTTGACCCGTAAGGACACGATTATTTTTCTGATGCGAGACACGCTAATATGCGATAGCGCGTTGCTAAGGTCACAGGATTTAGTCCAAGGGCTAACCAAAGAGATAGTAAACGATAATAAAGAGATCGAAACACTGGATTCATTGAATATCAATCTTGTGTCGGATAAAAGAGACTTGCAGAAAATTGATACGCTCCATCAGAAGAAAGAAAAGAGGCTCATCAAATCAGGCCGGAAGAAATTTTTAAGGGGTTTGGGTATTGGGGGAATCTTAGGGGTGATTCTAGCTCTATTGCTTTAAAATAGCCGTTTAAAACGGATAAATGGCGTATATCGAGCTATTATGTGCAATAGTCTGCCCCAATTGTGTTTGTTGCCGTAACCCCACATCCCCCGCTACACGTGCCACCGCGCACACAAACACACCCACGCTTCGCAGCCTACTGCCCATAACACCGTGTATATGCCAGTTTAAATGCGTCATAGTTCTGCATTCCATAGTGAAGTTTGTAGTTCTTTCGTATTTGTTTTAAAAGCCCCCACCGCACAGTTTAATACATGAAGTCCAAGTTCTGGATTAACCATGTTACGGAGAATAACGTCCTTTCTTTGTTTCAATTTATGACCTCTGAGATTTACACCATAATGGGTTGAGCCTCTCGAAATATCATTTATGTTTCCGTGGTCACGTTCTAAATTGAATCGTGTTATTTTAAAGTTGCTCCAGAAGTAGTGCCGGTCAAGTTCAATAGTTGGTCTTACAAAAGTCTCATAGTATGGTATTACGTTTTCAACTACAAATTTGGTTTTACAAAATTGTTGAAGGAATATTATTTCTTGCCACAGTTTCATATCCGGGTATCTTACAATTCCCTGGGCATTTAGAAATTTATTGTTACCTGAATGACTTTGGCATGGTGGAGAACTCCAAATAAAATCAAACTCTTTGTAATGGTCTAAAAGGTATTGGTGAGCATCGGTGACAATTACTATATCATTTGGATAAAACTCTTTGTAAACATTTGCTATTTCCTCACTGTATTCAATGGCAGTAACTTCGACATCTTTCCACAGTTGACGATTGCCACCAATTCCAGAGTAAAGATTTAATATTTTCATACCCTTGCCGCCCTCCGGCTTTTAAAACAAATACTTAGTGTGCATTTCATAGCTTCGTTCGTGTTCGCATTTAAACCGTCATATACACTTGATACATTCTAAGCAATGCCGCTCCCGCCACAATCAGCCCCGCCCCTCACGGAGTTCCGCACATGCCATCGCTCTGCGGGTCTGCCCACGCTTCGGTCGGGACACTGCTTAGAATAGCCGCTATAATCAATTGGCGCAAGCATAGTTCTGTTTTTCATGGTTTAGTCTGTGGAAGAAAATTTTAAACTTTTTCTCCCACCGCACGATATTGGTCATTGATGGATTTTACTTTATCATAAATTTCTTTTGGAACTCTTACATATTTGGTTTCAACTCCTGATAATATTCCCATTCCCTGGCGCATGAAGAATCTTTCTAAATCAAATTTCATCGCAAGTTTATTTGTCGCATTGGCTTTCTGACCATATACGTTTATTCCAAAATCAATCAATGGTTTAAAAAGTATCTTCATATCCTGTCCTACAATTTCCTCTCCTTTGGTTAGGAGAAATTCTTCAATAACATGGAATCCATCAATGTTAATTTTAGTGTAAGGTTTGTTCATCGCTCAAAAAGTTTAAAATTTTAGTGTGTACTTCTAATTTCGTTCATATCGTTTTTTGCGCCAACTGCTTATAGCGATTGCTCATTGTATGCCATTTGGCTGCTTACGATAATGCCCTTCCGCTGATGCTTTCGCTCGAAGGCCAACGCTCACGGGCATTGCCAGCACACACGCCAAACGTTCGCCTCCATCACACGTGCGACCGCTGCTCATACAACAGAGGCTATAAAACATAGGGCAACTCGAAGTGTGCTTTTCATAGTCAGTTCGTGGACGGAAAATGAATTAATTACCGCCATCGCTCATGAATGCAATGAAATCAACACAAGCAGCGAAAGCAGCGTCAATCAGAAAATCAGATTCAAATAATTGTTGCCTATTAAACCTGAACATGAATTTTCCTTCATGACTGATCATTCCAAAAGTTGTAGGATATGCCCTATGTTTTATCATTCGTTTTTCAATTCCATTATCTTCCTCCTGTTCATCATAAACATATTGGCTAATTTTTTCAATGACAGGCATCAACCAATCCCATCTATCATGAAAGTTCATCTTATCTGATTCAGTTTCAGTTTCACCGGTTGAGTATCCAGTAAAAGGATAAAGGTTAGGAATCATGTGATTACCCGATTTGGTTTTTTCCCATCCCATAAAGTCAGCAATTAAAGCCGACCCTTCGGTAATTAATTCATTTTCTGTTTTGCTTTCCATAATTAGTTATTTACGTTTAGTTGCCCTACGATTTATAGCCTTCCACATTATGTGCCATTGCTTGCCCCACAATCAAAAGCACTCCGGCTGGAACTTCACATGCCATCGCGCATGTGCTTTTGCCCGCCCTTCTGCAATCAACGTCACATAACAGCAGGTATATGCAATGCAGCCCCGCAGGCGCGGCACTTGCATAAGTCGCACATCCTTCCCGCTTCCAAAACTTATGCAAGAGCCACGAGTATTTAATTCCAGTAAGCATTGACGTTTTCCCAATCTGGATAATTTTGATTTAACCATTCGTGAGCAACTTTGTAAGCCGCATCGTATCCGTCAAAGAAGTGTTTTTCTCCACTGAAAATTACTTTATCAGTTGCAGTGTCAATGACATTTACAATTCGGGCATGATCAAAATCTTTTGCTGGATTTTTTTCTGATTCAAAATGCTCTGACCTGGTTTGGTATCTCTTACAAAAATCAATATGTGTACTTCGATCGTAGAAAGCAGCCTTATAGAAAATCATTGCACGAGTCCTTCCTTTATCATCAATTAATTTACTCCACATAGAATGATCGGTGCCAACTTTTTTCCATCCATCAGGTAGTTGAACATCATAAAAAATGTCATCGCCTTTCGTTTTGCCCAAAACCTTTATTCCCATTAGTGTGTATTGAGCTTCAGCTTCATTTCTATTATAATCGCATTTGACAGGTAGCTGCGAAGAGATGACTAATTGCTTTTGACCTTCTGATTCTTGTCTAAGAATTGCATTTGGATTGCCGCCTAATAACCATTCATGATTAGGTGTGGTGGACGTGTTTTTTATCATAATTGTAAAGTTAAAAGTTTCGGTTTCATTTTAGTTCGTTTCGGTTTCAAAGCTCACAGAGCCAAGCTGCGCAAGGCACTGTGGCTCATTAAAATTCTCAAGGGCTGCACTGCATATACCCATGCACATTGTCTCGGTTGTAGAATACGATGAAAGGATTAATCATTGTCATTTAAAGCATATTCGCCCTATAAATTCTGCGATTAGCCAGTTATCTGTTTTCATATTTTAGGGTTTTTGAGTTAGGTTAACCTTCCATTTTTCTTGACTTCTTCTATATTTTTCTTTGGCATCGTATCGCAAATGACAAAGCTGGCAAAGTGCTTTCAGTCGGTGTAATTCTACTTCGTGATTTAGTTCGTCATGGTCTAAATGCGCGATAGTCAAAACAACTTTCTTGTAAGTGAATCCTTGTCCTTGACTTTCTCTTATTGCATCTTGGACGTTCCTAAACCAAAGCGTTTGAAGTTTATATCTTCCAGTGAAATCCTTAATCCAAAGTTTTATAGCGTGAACAATGCTTTTATTTTCAAGGCCGCAGAACTCACAACAATTATTTGCGCGGTCTAAAACAGCCGGAACTATTTCAGTTTTCCAGTTCGGAGGATATTTTGAATAGTCAATCGGCATTTTTTATTTAGTTAAGGTGTTAAGCCAGGTAATTTCGTCCAAGTAATTAGGGAGAGGCTTACCAGTGATTAAATCATGATTTTCTTTAATCCATTGAAGATGAAGTTGGCGCTCTCTGACTTTTTCGGCTGATGGCGGCACGTAGGCCATTTTCTTGCGCTCTGTTTCGTTTGCCTTGGCATTATTGGCTTCTTGCGGCTTATAGCCGATGCTTTCCATCCATAATTTTAACCATGAATCGGCATTTTTTGAGGTTTCGGTGGCTTCATATCCATGCTTATCCTTTTCCTGCATGAGCTTGGTTTCGACTGCCTGATATTTCTCATCCAAGTAGGCTTGCATCCAGTCTGCAATCACGGCCCCATCTAATCGGAATAATTTGCCCCCTGAATAACGCCCCATTGCCCCACGTTGAAAGCAAATCTTGAAGTCGGCCAAAGACTCATTCGAATACAAATCAAGCAGGGAGGCCGCTATAACCGGAATTTGATGGCTTTGAAGGTTCAACCTCTCATCAATATTTATCATACTTTGAAGCTTATTCAATTCAATGGCGATATAATATTCAATAGTTCGTAAAGGCACATGGCGAGCGATCTCACAAACAGGAGGTATATTCAATGCATCCTCAATTTTTGAAGGTAAGCAATCCGAAACCTCACTCATTTTTCCTTGTTCCAATAACGTCAGAATAGTGTTCAATTGTGGATTTTGCGAGATTGATGTTTTTTTGCTGTTGTTTGCCGATAGTTCCATTTGTGTTATTTTTTGGTTCGAATAATCCAGTCCAGCCATTTGAAATGGATTTGTTTATCATTTCAATGGCTTCAATTTCAGTCCGCGCCCCAAGTTTGCGAAGCTGCATTTCCTTTGTTTTTGAAGTCAGTTTTTGCTTTTTCTCTTTACGATAATCAATCCAGTCATTCCAAACTTTTCTAAAAGAATCAGTTTCAAAAGGAAGACTATCAATAACAACCGCGTTAGCGGCCTTCGTATTCTTCTTCGTATTCTCTTCTTCTTCGTATTCTAATTCAGGCCGCGCTTTGCCGTCAATTGTCCGTGAGTTGTCGTCAGGTTGCGGGAACTTGCTGACCATGTTACGCAGACGTTGGCCGAAATCATAAATTTTCAAGTATCTACGGCCTTCATGCTCGTAAATTTTGACTATTTCAAGGTATGCAAGTTCATCAAGGCAAGACTCGATAGTAATTTCAGAATAATTTTTAAGGGGAAATAGGGCTGCCTTCAAAAGTTTAGGATGAGCGTGGAAGCAGCCATGATCGTCTGCCTTCATTATCAATCGGACAAAGAATAGTTCGGCCTTTTCGGTCAGCTTATCAATCTTCTCACTAGTTGTCCAATCGCGTAACATTCTAATTGGCATAAAAAAAGTACCCAACCCCTACAATGGCGACCCAGTCGAACCTTTAGAAAGCTCTTTTTGGCATTGCAGAAAGTTGGGATATTTTTGATGTTTTCATAACTGAGTCGCTGAGGTAAAAATACTTCAAACTTTCCACTTCACAAAGTACTTTTTTAAAAATCAATGATTTCAATCACGGAAGGAGACAAAATTTTTTATCCCCACTGCTCTGCCATTGCTCGTGCTATAGCCGGAAATGTCTTTGATCGATCTTTTGCATTTGTCATACGACCCATAAAATATTTATTCTTCATTTTGCCATCACTTCCAATTCTTGATTTTTCTGGCTTAGGTTTAAATTTCATTGGATTTTCAGCCACTTCAATAAGACCTTGAAGTTTTGGCAATCCTTTTAACCAAAAACATGTTTCCTTCATTTCATTATCTCCAAAATACCAAGGGTGTATTTTTTGATTTGGCTTTCTCCAATTTGTATTTAACCAACCTACTGGATTTTCTATTGCAATTAAGGGTATTTCTGCATTCCATAAATCACGAACAAATTGAAATGATTTTAAAAGTTTATCCATTCTATCCGGTTGTTTATGAATAAATTGTATTCCTGCTCTAGAAAAATAAGTACATGGCGGGTGCGCAATCAAAATATCCCATCGTTTCAATTGAATGGCATCCAACGCATCCATTTTCAAATGCCATTCTGGATGACCTCCGGAGCAATCTTGAAGATCACAGGAATACGCCTCATGACCTCGCGCCCGAAACGCTTTACAAACTTCTTGACTTTCCTCACACGCAATTAAAACTTTCATTTCAAAAAAGTTACTGTGAACAAATACCAAAGGAAAACAAGGATAGAAGAAAGCAAGATTAAAAGACACATTCCCCCATCCATGATAATGATTAACTTTCTAGCCTTCATGATAAAATCGAGGCCAAAATAAATAGTGCCAAGAAAATGAAAATCAGGGTCAGCAACATTTTTGTGTAAGGCAGCCTCATAATCATTAATTTTATTTGTGTTAAAAAAATCAGGGTCATACGAAGAAACTTCAAATACCACTCCAAAAGTGTGCTTTCATTCTACTTTTGATTTAAACCTCAATCGTTTTTCAAGTGTATTAAATTCTTTATCCTCTTGTCTGTGTCTTTTTCGTTCCCATTCCATGAGTTGAAGAAAGCCTAACTGTGAGATCATCGCCATTATACAAACAATCGCAAACCACTCCCATGAAGTTATCGACATTAATGCTCCAATCACTGAACAAAACCAAATAAGAAATACAATCAATGCCACAATAATATTTTGTTTATGGTCTTCTCTTGCGTATTCCTCGGATTCTCTATTTCGCATCATTTGGGGATTAGTTTAAGTTTTTCTTTTGCTCCTTCAATCGTGTATTTATCTTCTCTTAATAATCTTTTAATGTGATGAAAGATGGCTACTGAACTTCTGGGGTAACTCCAATGACGGCCAATCTTTTTACGACTAACTTCAAAAACCTCTGCCCAGTAATTGATGTTGTATTTCATTTCATGCAGGGCTTCAGCAATTTCAGAAGATGAAAAATACATCATAACAATTGGCTCTTCGCTTTTTATTCTCCTGTAGCGAATCTTCCCATCAGAGTATGAATATAACTTTTCAGTCATAATAAACTGTACTTGGCGTAAGTCTTTTTCGTTCTCTTATCGTAAACAAACTCGGTACTGATTTTATGGCCCGCATCTTTCAGATTACTTATTCTTGAGGATAAAGACCAACAACCAAATTTGTTTAAGGCTTGCATTGACGTGATGGTTCGGCCAGGAGGCTTAAGCCATTTTAAAATAGCCTCACAATGTGTCATAGCTTCACAGTTTTGATTTTCACTTTTACTTCGCCCGTCTTAGGGTTCCGTTTAATAACAGACGTTTGCCATCCATCGGTGCCGTATAGTTTAATACCATCGGCTACATACTGATGCAAACCGCTGCTACTTCCAGAAGATGATCGTGCCATAAGATTTAATGTTAATCGTTGTTTGCTCTGTAATATCCGGGTTCGTTTGGTGCATCCATCATTCTAGCCATATGGATTGCTTCTTTTATTTTGAATTTAGCTTTTTCAATTCCATGAGCTTCAATCAAAAGAAAAACATCATTTGCCCATGATTCTTTAAAATCACAAAAGGCGTGGTGATTCTTTAATGCTATTTCATAAGAATCCCATTCTTCTTTTGTTGTTTGTCTCCCATTTAAATCTTTGGGAAGCGGATTTGGTCTTATCATAATCTCTTTTGTTGTTTAAGTGTCAATACCTCTTTCTTGTAGTATTCAGTCATCGTTTCGATTTCGAATTTGCCTCTTTTGCAGATTTGCCGCGAGGCGATTTCCATTTTCGCCCATGTGCCTTCCCCGTATTGTTTGTCCATTTCTTCTTTGTAGACTTCCCTTTTCCCTCCTTCGAATCCGTTGCAATGTTTGCATTGAAGATGAGAATTGATTTCGTTGAATTTGGTAGCTTTATGCTGACGGCCAATACCGTGTCCTGCGTCTCCGTTTCTCCAGAAAATAATCCGTGGGCACGTATAGCATTTTCCAAAGCCTTCTTCATTCGTGTCTCTGAGGCGGATAAATTCTGAGAAGACTTTCCAAAGTTTCGCATCGCTCATGGGTTAATTTTTGATTTCAGATGTTCAATATACATTTCTGTCTTCGAATGATAAAAACTATCGAAGTCTTTAAACCCCTCAGATGATTGTTTGAAAAGAATAAATAATACATCCCTGATTCTTTGGCTTTGCGTTTTTTTGTTTGGTAAATCGGGGTCAAGCTGATCGACTTGGTTTATCTCTTTAGAATCTATCGTTTCTTTAGGACTAAGATAAACCGCCATTAGCTTTTTTCTATATCCGTATAGTTCACCAACCACTGAAGGAGAAAGCTCAGGCGTTCCTAAACCTATTGAAATAGTACCATCAACACGGGTGCTGATCTTCTCAACCTCACATGAAAGTAGCGTGCCTATCATTTCTTACGTTCTTTAAAATCTTCTCTATCCATTGCGTTGCGTATTGCTTCGCCTTGTTCTTTGACCGTGTGAGGCGTTGCCATCGTTCCCATAAGCGGCATAGATTCGCCAAGCTCTTTCATAAGTTCATAAGCATCAGATTTGAATTCCCATTTGCTCATCTCAGCTTTTAATTTTGCTTTACGGTCGTGATCAATAGTTGATCGGTCGATTGAAGTTTCAAGAAATTGCAGCATCCCGAAATCCATAGGCTCTTTGAATCCGTTAGTTTCATTATCGAGGTCGATAGCTCTTTCTAATTTAACGGTCTTCTCGGATTTGGGCAAATATTTGGAATGTCTTTTGATAACTGTTTTGCGGCACATTTCGCCTTCATCACTCACCCACGTAGTGGATTTTATTTTACCATCTTTGAAAGCCTTGTAGGATTCGCTACGGTCACGTATTTCATTCAGTTCAACAAAGGACATCATCTCAACATGCTTAGAACCATCAGGCAAAATCCCAATGGAGTAAACACCAAGTATGCCGCCCTTCTCTTTCCCGTTTAAGAAATAAGGAACATGATTGATGATCTTTTGTTCGCTTGCCATATCGACTTTAATCAAATCGCCTTGATAAATTAAATGGCATTCGATTGAAGTAACGGAGCCTGAATCAGTCAAGAGTTTCGCAAGGCCGATGTATGAAGGTTCTAAAACGCATTCAAGTTCTTTGCTTTGTCCGTTGAATCTTGGAATCAGGTAAGCATATTTTGAAACAGGATTCAATGTCAGTCCTATTTGCGCCACATTCATAACAGCGCGTAGAACAGAATTCGAAGTACACTTTTGCAGGTATGGATTTTTAATAGCGTGCTGAACCGCAAAAGAAATTTCCCTGGAAAACGCTGATTCATCTAAGCCAGACTGTTCTATCCACATCGGCCGGATGGTGTTGTAAAATTCTTTTTGCGTTATCGTTAATTGCGTTTCCATAGTCGTTTAAATTTTTACTTTCCAATAAGCGTTTCTTTCTCGGCCTCGATTCTCATTTCAATAAGCCTTTCCATGTGTGTTTTTATTTCTCTTAGCTCTTCTAATTTTAGAGCAAACAAATAGAGAATGATCTCGTCTTTCATAAGTTCCAAAGTTCAATAGGGAGATACTTGCGGCAAATGTCGGCTGTGGCTTTCTGGTTTTTAACCCGAGCATAAGCAGCAGCAGCATCATCAGCAGCAGCAGCATAAGC